CGCTTTATTTATATTACGGGGCTTTTTTATTTTTTATTTATTTTTTTCTTATTTTTTTTTGAAAAAGTAGTTGTTATATTAAAAAAGATATATATATTTGTATATAATTAATCTAAAAAAAAACAAATTATGTCACAATACACAACGATCGAATTAGAGGGGGTTTCCTTAAAAATTGAATACGATTTTTCAACACCATACGACAACGACGAACAACAACTCGATACATTACAGGTAGAGTTGATTGAAACGGCCTCAGGGGACGATATTACGGAGTTAATGTGGCACCATCGAGAAAAGATAGCAATCGCAGTTTATGAAGCGTTAGACTTAATGAATTATTGATATGTGGGGTAGAATAGAATCAGCATGTTTAATTATTTATTGGTTAATATATATAGTGGGGCTTGTTGTTTTATTTAATTATTGGTTTATAAAATTTAAAAAGAAATAAGATGTACAGAAATATCTTTAAAAAACTAGAAAAAAGAGTAAATACATTTAACTCTTTAACAAACGACATTAATAGCTATGTTTATTTGTTGCAAAAAGAAAATAAAAAGTCCGAAAAAATTATATTAAAATTGCAGGAAATAATAAGCGAAAAGAATAAAGGGCTAGCTCATATTATCAACACGCAGCGCGAGCAAATTAAAATTTTGGAAGCGGAATTACAATACGCTCAGTCTGAAATAAACAAGGGTTTAAACGATTAAAAATAGAAGTATGAAAGTAGAAATTAATGAAGTTGAAAATATTTTCCAACCTGTTACAATCAGCGTAACAATTGAAACAGTAGAAGAATGGATGGCAATTTACAACCTAGCTTGTTTTAATGTAGCGATACCAGAATTAGTAATTCCAAAAAATAAAAAAATTGTATTTGATTTTTTAGAAGAAATGCGTACTAATCTGTTAATAACAAAAAAAAATGTCAAATAAAATAATAATCAATTTTATTCTTGCCGCCCTTATGGTATCTTATGGGGCGGTAGGATATTTTATTTCGAAAGAGGAAAAAAAACATTCCAAAAAACAACCTACTTTTTACAAAAAAGAATATAAATTTCCAAAACCAAAAGACTGGAATACTGAAAATTTAACTGGCGACCAGCGTCGTTTTTATGAACACTTAAATTCAGCAGAATGAATCATAACAATAAATTTATTTTAGGCATAATATCATTGATAATTTCACTTATTTCATTGGTAATTAGTATTTATAATTATGATTAAAAACAACAGTTATAAAACAGCAGTGGAATGGTTTGCAAATCGATTAATTGAAAGAGGTCTTGACTATTCAATTGAAGATTTTGAACAAGCTAAAGAAATGGAAAAGCAACAAAAACGCACTGAATACATGCGGGGGTGGAAAGATGGATATAGTTGTAAATCAATTAAAAACAAAATACAATAAGGTGGTTAGTTACAGAATAATGCTTCATATTTTGGCAGCTATCGGAATTATTTATTCAATTATTAAATTTTTTGAGCCATGATAAAATATATAATTATTTCGATTTCCGCACTATTAATTGAAATTTGTTCTACTTTTTACATTCGAAGCGTGGCAGAATCAGATACTTACATGATGTTATTTTTTGCTGCAATTAGTCCTTTTTTGGGCTTGCCATTTATTGGCTACATGGTAGAAACAAAAGTATGGAGCGAAAGAATAAAACAATCTTTTGCATTATCGGTTGGTTATGCAATCGGTGCATTAATAGTAATTAATTTATTTTAATTTATGAATGATCCAAAACCAATAGATATTTTAATTCAGGAAATTAGCTATAAGGCTTCGAAAGGTGAAATAATCAGTTACCATAAAGACATAACGAAATCAGTTGAAAAATTTATAAAAATGCAGCAGCAAATTGAAAGCAAGCAAAGATTAGAACGTCAATTATTCATCGGAAAAGTAGTTAGTTTAATTGGGTTTAATAAAACACGTGATTTACTTCAAGAATGCGAACAAATTTTTAAACCAGAATAATATGGCAACAGTAGAAAAACTATTAAATTGGCTCAGTGAAAATCATTATTATATTAACAATGATTTATTAGATAAAGTTGAAGAGCTTAAGGAATTGGAAACAGAAAATTTAATTGAAGCATACCGGGACGGAAGAACGGACCAGCAGTCGGCAAAAGACAGTAGATTTTACAGCAGAATGGCAAAAGATTACGTAAACGAAAATTTTAAAACAAAATAGTGTGGAAAACTTAGCAAAATGCAAAGGTGAAAGCTGTAAAGTAAAAGACACGTGCAACCGTTTTACAGCCCCAGCAAATGAATACTACCAATTTTACATTAAACTGCCTGTAATCGACGGAAAATGCAAAATGTATTGGTCTATTGAAGTAGCAAAAAACATTCAGGAAGAAAAAACACTAACTAAAATCTAAAATCATGCGAACTTTTATTTTTATTTGGCTTCAAAATATAATTATTCGGAATTTCGATTAAACTAAATTTTCTTACATTTGTCAAAACCGTATAAAATGAGACTAAAACAAAAACACTTTAAAACGCTTTTCGGCTTACTGCTTCTACCTGTAATGACAGCGACATTTTTAATCGATCGATTGGTATTAATTTTCCTGCCATGGGTAGAGGGAACAACTATCCAAAAGTACGTTTTTGACAGGAAGCAAATCGGAAACAGCCTTTACCGTGTGGTAATTGGAATTGTAGTATTTTTGATTATAAAAATGTTTGTATGAAAATAGAAAAATTAAAATTATCTGAAATTCAGGTAAACCCAAACAACCCCAGGTTAATTCGCGACGACAAATTTAAAAAATTAGTTCAGTCAATAAAAGACTTTCCCGAAATGCTCAATATTCGACCAATTGTTGTTAATAAAGACATGGTTATTTTAGGCGGTAACATGCGATTCAAAGCATGCAAAGAAGCAGGGTTAAAAGAAATACCAGTTATTATAACTGATTTGACTGAAGAGCAGCAAAAGGAGTTCTTAATTAAAGATAATGTTTCAGGAGGTGAATGGGATTGGGATTTGCTTGCAAACGAATGGGATTCCGATCAATTGGACGAATGGGGACTAGATATACCTATTTATGATAAAATAGATAATGCAGAAGATGGAGATAATTTAGAATTTGAACAATCAGTGCAATTGATTCCACCAAAAGAATATATTTTAATTATGGCAGAGCCAAATAGCGAAGATTGGGAAGAATTAAAAGAAGTATTAAAATTAAAAATGGTAAGAAGAGGTGGGTATAAAGAGGGAAGTAGTTTTGATGCAGTAAGTTTAGAACGAGTACTAACGTGGGAAGATTTAAAAAATAGATATGTTAATAGCAGTACCAAGTAAAAACAGAGCTGGAAGAACAACAACAAATAAAATACTTCCAAATATAGCGACATTCTTTGTGCCACAAAGCGAATTGCATCAGTACCAGTACATTAAAAATGTAGTAGCAGTACCAAATGAAGTACAAGGAATAACAAATACAAGAAACTGGATTTTAAAAAATACAAATGAAAAGTGGGTTGTATTTTTGGATGACGATGCAAAGAATGTAGGTTATACAGAATTAGGAAGAACACAAGCCAAAAAAATAGAAATTAGAGACGAAGGATTTTGGGCAGAAGAATTTTTAAAAGCATTTGATTTAACAGAGCAGTTAGGATTTAAAATGTGGGGAGTTAAAACAGAAGCAGCACCTCGATCAGTATATCCATATAAACCAATATTAACAAAGACATACTTAACCGCAAGTTGTATGGGGTTAATAAATGATGGGGAGTTTTATTTTGATGAAAATTTTAAGGTAAAAGAAGACTATGAAATTTGCTTGAGACATATTGTGAAGTATGGCGGAATTTTAGGAATAAGATACTTACATTGGGAAAATGAACATTGGGTAACAGAGGGCGGATGCAAAGATTATAGAACAATAGAAATAGAGAAAAAAGCAATTAAAGATTTGGTAAAAATGTACCCGGGAATGATAAGGAGTGCAAAGAGAAAAGCAAACACATTTACAATACAATTAAACTTATAATGGGAAAGACAAAAGAGCAACACGCAAGAGAAATAACAGATATAATTGTAAAGAATAAAATAATGAAGATAAACCATATCTTCCAACACTATACTGACTTACAACACTCACAGTTTTATAATTTAGAATTGGATAAATCGGAGAGCATTAAAGAAGCGATATCAAAAAATAAAAGCAAAGCCATTTCATACATGCTGAATAAATGGGTTTCGTCTGATAATGCTACGCTTCAAATTTCAGCTTTTAAAGTTTTATGCGAGGACGAAGACCGAAGAAAGTTGTCTTTACAGTATATTGAAAGCGACAACAATAATGTAAACGTAAATTCAAAACCATTAAGTCCAGAAGAAATTAAAAAAATGTCGAATGAACTTGATAACGAATTCTAAAGATCTTATCCGGGCCAAATGTTTTCAGTCGGTTAATTTTTTTACTAGGTATTTTTTTAAGGGAAAATCTCAAAGGAAATTTGTTTTAAACGATCACCACGAAATAATATTTGATGCGTTGCAGCGGGTAATTTCTGGCGAAACAAAAAAACTGATTATAAACGTAGCCCCTAGATATTCAAAAACGGAATTAGTAGTTAAAAACTTCATCGCTTATGCAATGGCGTTCAACCCAAAAGCAAAGTTTATTCATTTGTCTTATTCGGAAACCCTTGCATTAGATAACAGCGAAGAAATAAAGGACATGATACTTTCGGACGAATACCAGGAGCTATTTCCATACGTTCAAATTAAAAAGGATTCCAAGGCGAAAAATAAATGGTACACAACGGAGGGCGGTGGAGTTTTGGCCCGTTCAGCTTCAGGACAGGTTACTGGATTCGGTGCTGGTTCCGTTGACTTAGAACAAAGCGAAATCGACAACTTTATTCCTGTAAATGATCCGTTAACTTTTGGCGGTGCAATTATAATAGATGATCCAATAAAACCAGATGAAGCGGGAAGCTCCACAATACGGGAAAAGGTAAATAATAAATTTGACACTACTATTCGGAATCGTGTAAACAGCCGAAACACTCCAATTATTATAATAATGCAGCGGCTTCATTCAAACGATTTATGTGGTTATTTAATAGAGAACGAACCGAACGATTGGGAAATTATTTCACTACCTGCAATTAAGGAAGACGGAACAGCTTTATGGCCGTTTAAACATACGATTGAAGAGCTTAATAAATTAAGAAAAATAAACGAATTTGTTTTTGATACTCAGTACATGCAAAATCCTAAACCTAAAGAGGGTTTATTGTTTGCCAAGGAGGATTTGAACTATTACGATTCAAATGACCTTAAAACAGACCAAACCGATGGAAAATTGGCATTTATTGACGTTGCGGATACGGGAACGGATGCACACGCAGTTCCAATTGGTTATTTAATCGGTACAAAGATTTATATTCAGGATATTTTATACACTACCAAGGGCACGGATGAAAACGTCGAATTGACAGCCGAAATACTAAACAGGCATTTACCTGAGTATTGCAGAGTTGAATCAAATTTTGGCGGTGGAATGTACGTTCAGCTCCTTCAACCTAAATTAAATAAAATGATTGGTTTACTACCTATTCGGGCCACAACAAATAAGCACTCAAGAATTACTCAAATGGCTGGTTTTATAAAGGAGAACTGTTATTTTAGAACAGATTACGAACATGGCTCAGATTATTACCACTTCATGAAAAATTTAACTGAATACCTTAAAAATGGTAAAGTTGAACACGACGACGCGCCCGATTCATTAGAGGGGCTTTGTAGCATGATAAAATCATTCCATGCGGATTTGTATTATTAATCTTAATTTTTTACGTGTAATTTAAAATATTTTAAAAATATTATTTATATAATTGCATATATATAAATAAATATATTATATTTATTGAATTATTAATTAAAAACAAAAAAAAACGTATGAAAAATCTTGAAGAAAACAAAGAAGTTGAAAAGGTAGATGGACCAGGTTGCCTTCCATTAATTCAAATTGCAGTTGCATTAATTGCGATTGGTTATTCCCTTTACTTATTAATAACCATTTAAAAAATAAAAAGCGAGGTTACAAAATAATCTCGCTAATTTTTTAGTTCAAATCAATTATAGTTTTAATTTCTTCGCTGGTATAAAGCCCAGATTGCGATAAAGTATTAATCGCGTTTGCTTTTATTTCTAAAATTTCTGTTTGTTCTTTTTTGTTTTCCTGCAAAATTGGAATGTGAGAATATTCAAGTTCTAAAAATTCGCCCTTTTCTAAGAGGTTAAACAACTTCGAACGATTCATTGCTAGTTCTTCCGCTTCGGGAATAATAGTGGACTGGTAAGCTTGTTTTAAGCCCTCATTCATGTTTTCAAACGTACTGCCTTGCGTTCGGCTAAAAATATTAGCATTTAGCCCGTAATTATCAATAATATTTAAAAAATCCTCGTTTATTTCTTCGAAAAGCATTAAATCTTTCGTTGGAAAAGTCATCGCCTGCCACGAAAGAGAGGCGTTTGTCATTATTAATTTAGATTGTTCGTCTCCGATACCGTATTGACGTTGATATTCTTGGTCAATTCTTTTTCTTTCTGGCTCAAGTAATGGAACGGCTCCAGAACTATCTTTGGAAGCGTTGGTCAATAAACCTAAAGCGCCTTTTTTAGTCATTATAACGTTTCGGAATTGATATGCAGCCCGAATATTAGAAATAGGCATGTGAATCGCTATCATTGGGCTTTCGCCCTTTACAGGATTTATTGAATTAATTATTTTTGTATGGTTAATTTCGTTTGGCAAAATACGATCCACTGCAACGGCGTTTCCTTGTTCAAAAACTTCATAATATTGAATAATATCCGCCATTGAAGTTTGTTTGTAATATTTTCCTGACGTTTTAATACCTACCGAAGCAGGGGAAATATTGGTTAATTGGTCCGGTAAATCCTGATTTGCAAACGCCTTTAAAATGTACTCGTAATTGTTCCCGTAAATACATTTGTTTTCGTTCCATTGGCGAATTAAATCGTTTCCGTGAAGCATTGGATTAGGATTTTCCAAAAGTTTCACATACGGGCTATTTTCTACCTGCGTAACTTTTCCGCTGGCATCCGTTTTGTAATGTTTCCAAATACCACTTGCCAATAAATATCCTCTACGATTAATTACAGCGTAAAGCTGGGGTGTTGTCATGAAAATATTGTAAGGGTTCCAAGTGTCAGGATTCAAAAACTCCGCTTGACCCGTTAAAAGCATTGATTGATTTTGCGGTTTAGGTGTTTTATAATACTCGCGTGAGCCGAATAAAGCGTCAATAATGTTAGTTGGATTTATGATAGCCATATTTTAATTGATTAATTCTCTACAAATTAAAGCAATTTATTGCAAAAAATCATACATTTGCTATCTACTAAGTTCAATTAATAAATTTCGGCATGGATAAAGAAACGATTGAAGCGGTTAAAAAAGCTAAAAAAGACCGTGAAAAAGCCATAAAAGAACAGCAAATTGTGAAGAAATGACAAAGGAACAAGAAATTGCACACGTTTTTAAAAATCGTGATTTAATTATTACGGAAAAAAAGAACGTTACTAAGCATGGCGATTTTTGCGACGCTAGGATTCAGGCAACCGAAAACGTTACAAAAGCAGGCGTTGAAATTACGGGGGCGGACTCAACCGTTTTAAACGCGAAACTGGTAATTAATACCACGAATGTAATAGACAGCCACATGGACTGCCATATTAACGGTTTATGGAAAAAATCCTTAAAGGAAAATAAAAATATTTTATTGCTTCAGGAACACCAAATGGATTTTGAAAAGGTTATTGCTGATTCTGTAAATGACAACTTAAAAGCAAATACCGAAACAATCGAATGGAAGCAGTTAGGCTATAATTTCATTGGATCCACGGAAGCGTTAATTTTCAACGCTCAGATTAAAAAGGACGTTAACGAATTTATGTTTAATTTGTACCGAAAAGGAAGGGTATTAAACCATTCGGTCGGTATGCGCTACGTTAAAATGTTCCTTTGTATAAATTCCAACGAAGCGGCGTATTCAAGCGAGAAAGCTAATTGGGAAAAATATTACCCAGTAGTTGTCAATCCTCAAATTGCAGACGAAAAAGGCTATTTTTGGGCTATTACCGAAGCGATGGTTATTGAAGGTTCGGCAGTCGTAAAAGGAAGTAATGAATTCACTCCCACAATGGAGATTGAAATAGAAAAAGAAATTGGAGCCGTTGAAAACACTCCGACAACCGAGCCGTTGAAAGACACTCAAATAGTAACGGGCACGGACCCAAAAAAAACAATTAGTATTTATTTTTAAACAAAAAAAATGAAAAATTTTTTAGAATTTCTCGTTTCTAAGAATCATACTCAAGCGGGTTTTGATGCTATGGAAGCAGAACAAAAAGCAGATTTGTACAAGGAGTACAATGCAGAAATGAAGTCTTTTATCAATGACTTACAAAAAAACATTGATGGTAAAATTGACCAAGCGACTTTGGACAATGCAGTAAAAGCGTTAAACGACGGTAAAACTGAAGAAATGCGTCTTTTAGGTGAAAACATGAAAACAGTAATGTTAACCATGAAGTCAATCGGAGAAAAAGGAACAAAATCCACAATTGAAAAAGGCTTGAAAGAGTACATTATGGACAATTCCGAAGTATTAAAAGCGATTAAAGAAAACGGAGCGGCTCAAAAAGCGCATGCAGGTTTCTCTTTTGACGTAAATAAGGCAACTCAGGGAGCTTCCGATATTGGTAGTCGTGATTACCTTGGAACAATTGAAGCTGGAATCGAAAACAAGCCTGTACGTCGTACAACTATTTTGGATTTATTTTCAAGAACTCCAGTTTCAACTGAATACTTGCATTACTGGGAACAAAACGTTGTCACTCGTGACGCTAAATTCGTTATCGCTTGTGCTACTTCAACGCACACAACAAAAGTAACTTGGGCAAAAAGAACAGTTGAACTTGCAAAACTTCGTGATTTAGTTGACGTATGTATTGACATGCTAGAAGATTACGCGTTTGTTGAAGGAGCTATTAATGAATTAATCAATGAAAGTATTGCGTTAAAGGCTGAATACGAATTGTTATTAGGAGCTTCGGCAGTTGCAACGGATATGCTTTCAATTGATTATATTTCAAGTGAATTCAACCCTGCAAATCCTTTGGCAGATTTCAGCGACAAAATCGCAACTCCTACAATTGGCGACTTGGTTACATGTATGAAGGCGCAAATTTTTACTTTTGGACAGCAAAACAAATGGCAGGCAGATACTATTATCATGAATTATACGGATATGGTAACTTATTTACTTGCTAAGGACGTTGACGGAAACTATTTGTTCCCTAATTTCGTTTTTGGAGCTACGGATCAAATCGCTGGGATGCGAATTGTAACGTCTCCATTAGTTGAACAAAATACGTTATATGTTTTGGACTCCACAAAAGGAAAAATCCTAGACAGAAAACGTACAACTGTTACGGCTTCATTCGAGAATAAGGACAATATCGAGCATGAATTGTTGACGTTGGTTGCGGTTGAAAGACTACAATTCCACGTTAGAATGATTAACCGTGATGCGTTCATGAAGTGTTCTGATATCGAAACGGCATTGGCAGCAATAGCAACTCCAGCGGTATAATCTAACAAGTATGAAGATAGTATTCATCAGAGACTTTTCACCCCGTAAAAAGGGAGAAATTGCAGAATTTAAAACACGGGACGAAGTTCGAACAGCTGAATATTATTTAGCAAACAATATCGCTCAGTTGTGTGCATGTTCTAAGCAAAAAGAGGGTTGCGCGGATTGTGCAAAAAAGGAAGTTAATTTAAGCGAATTAAAAGTCGTTGAATTAATGGAAATTGCAGAAACGCTTTCAATCGAAGTGCCAGCAGGAACAAAAAAAGCTGTATTAATTCAGCTGATTAAAACGGCTCAGGAAGAAAAATAATAGGTAAAAAAAGAAAGCATGTCATTTGTAACAGTTTTTAGTTTCACGGGTAAATACGAACTTTCTGTAACGGAAGAAAGCATGCCAAGAATTCAATCGTATATTGACAGATTAAGCAATGAAATTTTAAATCAATTGTTTGGTGTTGAATTATACAATTTGTGGGCTGGCTCAGAACTTCCGATTTATACAGGTTTAAGTAGCGAATTTACTTTTCAAGACGAATGTAACAAAATTTGGATTTCTAAGGGAATCGGGGACATGCTGGCTGGCTTTATTTATTTTGAATATTCTAGGGACGCATACACACAACAAACGATTGACGGAGCTCAAAAAAATACTGGAGAAAACAGTGTAAATTCTTCTTTTGTAATGTCAAATCTTCACGGCAGATACGCTGATGCGTTAATCTCTTATGAAACAATTCAGCATTATATTAAGCAGAATTTACTTGTTTATCCAGAATTTAACGGGGTTAAAAAATACCCATTTATACCATTCTTTTAATGGAAGATATCGTAAACATAGTTAAACGCGAGATTATAGACAAAATGGACGTTTCGCTTTCAATATCAAATATTGAAATTCTCGAAGTGGCTCCAGAAGTTTTTATTTCAAAAATTACGGTTTGCGATATTAAATGGGCGAGAATAGGAAAATATGTAATTGATGAAATAGGTGTATTTTTTAACATTCTTGAAATAGATTACAATTTAAACCTAATTACCGTACAAAACTCGTTTGAATCGTTGAGTGGGTTGCTTTATGTTCCGCATTATTTTTACGGAACTCCGCTGCAGGTAAATTCGGAATGGGGGGCGGTTACCAAAATAGAAGTTAATAAAATTCCTTTTATTTGGCTAATCGAGCCATTAAACGAAAATACCTTTGGGCGGGACAATTCACTAGAAAGAACGAGTGAAATTAGGCTGTTATTTGTTGACGGGCGATTCGTTACAAATTGGAAAGTTAAAGATATTCACGAATTTAGAATTCAATCACTTTTAAACATGGTTGATCAGTTCAAAGAGTCGGTAAATGGTAATAGAATTTTCCAACGTGTGACAGATTACAGGGTAAAAACTTTGACTAAACTAGGAAGCGAAAGCGAACAAGGTTTTTTAAAGAATATACTGGATGCAAATTTAACAGCGGTCGAATTACGGTTTACCCTACCGATTTACAAAGGGTACGATTGCAAATGCTAGTTTACCAAGGCGGTAAGCTATAAAAATAACTTTTAAAACAAAAAAATATGTCATTAGGATGTAATTGTGATTCAGGGCTTTCAAATACTGGAAGACCTAATTGTGTGCCGATTCAGTCGGTTACTTCAAAATTGATTCTTGTCCCTTTGCGTGGTACGGACGGGACGTTAAACGGAATCGATTTATCTTTACCAGTTCCAGTATGGAGCGATTTGGTAAATGAATTGGACGCGTCAAAAAGATGGTTTCCTTTACCAGAATTTGAGAATGTAGAGTTACCAAAAGCAGACACTCAGTTTGAGGAAGCAAATAGCGGTCGAATGGTATTCTTACGTCAAGGTAAGCGTTCATTTACAGGCGAATTGTGGGCAGAAGATTCTTCACCAACATTACTTGGAAAACTTCAAAACAACCGTTGTGTTGAATTCGGTGTTTATATCGTTGATGTTAACGGTAATTTAGTAGGCTCAAAAGTGGATGGATTTTTGTACCCTATTCCAGTGGACAATTCTTCGTTTGATCCAAAGTACATGTTTGCTACGGATTCCACAACTTCAAAAATTATGGTTGCGTTCGACTTTAATCGTTTATTCGACGAAAGTACAATGTACATGATTCAAGTCTCTGAAGCTGGTATCAATTTTAACGAATTGGACGGTTTATTGGATGTGAATATTACGGATATTGTTTCAACGGTTACAAATGTAACTTTTAAAGCTGCATTAGACTATGGAACGGCGTTAAACCCTATTAAATTCCAAGGTGGAGTTTTGGCGGATTTCACGTTAACAAACAATACAACTGGATTGCCCGTTACAATTACAGCGGTAGTTGAAAACCCTTCAATCGCAGGAAGTTACACGGCAACGGTTCCTTTAACTTTGTTGACAGCGTACACTCTTAAAGTTGTTAAGACTGGATTTACTGGTTCGCAAGTATTCACCGCTTAAATCGATTAAAAATGGCAAAAAAACAAAACAAAATTGAATTTTCGGAGCAGGGAATGCGATCGTTTAAAAATGTTACGGATGCGATTGATTATTTCAAGCAATTTGAACACAAAGAACGAGCAATTACCTTGCTTTACAACCATGCTTTTCAGTTGAAAGTTGGGAATGTTTCTGTTAATTTGTCAGCTATTGATAAAAGCACAGAATTAAAGGCAATTTTTAAGGCAAAGGAATTGATCGATTTATTTCACGTCCTGCATGCGAAATGGAAAAATAGGTTTCAAGTTGAAAAAATTGAAGTTGTTGAACAAATTGAAACAAAAGAAATTACCGAATAAATTGTTTAATTAAATGATTATAAAGGGGGCGCAAAATTGTGTCCCCTTTTTTATTAAGTTTGTACTATGGGTTTTATGGAAACTTTATTAGGCGACAAATTAAAAAAAGCTACAAAGCTTTCCGAAAGTTTGGCATGGCTTGAAGCGTTTGACCAGCAGCTAAAAAATGATATTGTAAGTTGGATTCAAAAAGACCAATTACAGCAGGGAATTGACGAGGACGGGGACATTATCGGGCTTTATTCGGAATGGACAGAAATGTTAAACCCTGAAAAAATAGCGGGAACGCCGTACACATTGGACGATACTGGAGACTTTTATCGAAGCATGTACGTAGTCGTTTTAAAAGATAGTATTGTAATCGAAGCGGACCCAATTAAAGGAAATGACAACTTATTTTTTAAATATGGCGATGGAATTATTGGGCTTACTGAAGAAAGCATGGGGAAACTTCAAGAAGAAATCAGAAAAAAATACATTCAATTTGTCAAAGACGCACTGGAAATCGATTGACGAGCTCCCGTTGCATAACTGGATAAAATGTTTGAACGGTGAATTAAACTTTGTTAGAAAGGATGAAACAACTGAATTTGGCGCATTTGAGGGTAATTTGTGGATTGAAATTTACGACCAGTACTTGAAAAGGTACGGTTTAAACGATATTCATTTAAAACAATTAAATTTATTGAAGAAAAAAGCGTTGCTTCAATGCGATTTTGTAATTACAAAAGACAATTTTAAACTAACTTTGATTGAAATTGAAGAAAATAAAATACAGCAAATAATTAACAACGCTGGAAATGGAATGTCAATCGCCGATACTTTACTACATATTGGCAAATGGATAGGTGAAAGAATAAAAATTAAGGAAATAACTACTACTGAATATTTTGATTTATTGGATCAATTTGGTAGAATGAATAAATAAAATTATGGCTAGAAAAATCACAAAATCGGATATTGCGGAAGAGGATATTTTTAAAGGCGTTCGGGACAGCGCGGAAAAAACTATTACGATACTTGAAAAAGCCAGCAAGGTACTTGTTGAAATTGCCAACGTTACAAAAACCGATATTGCAAAGTCTAATTTTGGAAGCTCAAAAGGAATTGACGAATTCGCAAAAGCCACTGAAAAGGCTCAAAAACTTCAACGTGACCAAATAAAAATTGACCAGGAGCTTCAAAAATCCGTTGCTTTAAAGGCAAAAGCGGAACAGCAACTGGAAGTTTTAGCACAAAAAAAGCTAAAAACAAGCCAGCAACAGGCAAACGCGGACGCAAAGGCGGCAAAGGAAGCGGAAAAATTGACTAAAACTATTCAAAATGAAGCGAATGCCTACAAACAACTAGAATCGAACACACGTGCGTTAAAAAATGAAAGCAAACAATTAGCAGCGGAAATGCTGAAACTTGAACTTTCTGGAAAGAAAAACGGCAAAGAATACAGGGAACTTTCCAAAACCTATAAACAAGTAACGACAGCGGCCCAAGAGGGCGACCGTCAACTAAAAAAAATTGACAATACCGTCGGGGATAATTTCAGAAATGTAGGTAATTATACTGGGGCCGTTAATAAATTAAAAAATGGATTAGGGCAATTAGGTTTGGCTTTTGGAATTGGAACAATTGTACAAGGTGCTGGAAGAACGATAGTTGAATTTGACCAAAAAATAGCTGATTTAGTTTCTATTACTGGCGCTGGGGGCGATGATTTAACATATTTCAAGGAACAAGCTATTGAATTAGGCAAAGGTGTTGAGGGTGGCGCTGGGGCTGTAATTGAAGCCTATAAATTAATCGGTTCCGCAAAGCCTGAATTATTGTCTAACGCCGAGGCACTTGACGCGGTTACTCAGTCGGCAATTACATTAAGCCAAGCGTCGGGAATGACTTTACCAGATGCGGCAACGGCTTTAACCGATGCGATGAACCAATTTGGGGCACCCGCTGAAAAGGCAGGACAATTTATAGACGCTCTCGCAAATGGAGCGTTATTAGGTAGCGCCGAAATTCCGCAAGTTACGGAAGCTTTATTAAAATTTGGAGCGGTTGCCAAAACTTCAAATGTTTCAGTAGAAGAAAGTGTTGCTTTAATTGAAACCCTAGCAGAAAAAGGATTGAAAGGTGCGGAAGCGGGTACGGCGTTAAGAAATGTAATGCTGAAAATTTCGGCTCCTGACGCTTTACCAATAGAAGCACAAAAAAGGTTGCAGGCGTTGGGAATTTCCTTTGAGGATTTGAAAGACCCGTCAACTTCCATGGCTGATAAATTAGCTTTATTAAAACCGTTATTAAAGGATAACGCTGCAATGGTAAAAGTTTTCGGAATGGAAAATACTGTTTCGGCTACGAATTTAATTGCAAATACCGACCGAGTTAAAGAATTAACCGAGGGTATGGGGGCTCAGGGGACCGCGTCCAAACAAGCGGAAGACAGAACGAAAACTTTATCATTTGCCTTTAATCAACTAAAAGAAAGTTGGAACGCTTTAATTTTGGGCTTATCTTCTGGCGAGGGAACCAGTGCGATTTTAGTTGAAGGACTTAGCTTTTTAGCTCAAAATTTAACTACAATTGTTAGTTTAATTGGAAAAGTTGTCCTTGCATGGGGAACGTATTTAGCGATTCAAAAATCAATTCAAGCGTATAATTTTATCATGACAGGCGGGCTGAAAAACGTAGCCACTGGAATGATGGATTTATTTAAGGCAGGAAAACAGGCTGGGGATGGCGCAGAATTAGCTGGTGAAGGGGTTTCCAAAGCAGGAAAAGCAATGAACGCCGTTCCTTGGATTGCGTTAATAGGGGTTTTAGTTGAAATGGCTACGGCTTTTTACGATATTGCTTCTGGGGCTGATGCCGCTAGACGAGCAAAGGAAATGCTAGCAAATTATGAAGCCGCAGCCGAAGAAAAGGCAGGCAAAAGAATATCAGACAGACAAAAAGATTTAGACAAAACAATAGCACAACTACAAAGAGAAAGAAATGAAAATAAAATTACTGAAACAGAATTTTTAAAACAAAAAGAAGAATCCATTAAAAAAACAAAAGACCAAATTTCATCAGATATAAAAGCTGTAAACGCAAGAAAAAAAGATTATGAAGATGAAATAAAAATGTGGCAAGAAAGGTCTAAGGGGGCGGCTTCATATATTGATAAAAGTGGAAAAATTGTTTCCATAGAGTCTAAAATAGCTGAAGCCAGAGCCGCTGTTGGTGGAGCAGAAACTAAATTAAAAATTTATGGAGAAGAACTTGAGGGTGTTAATGAAACGCAAAAAAACGCAACTTCCGAAGTAAAGGTAAACACTCAGGCTCACATTGATAATTCAGGGGAAATAAATGCTAAAATTCCAAAAATTAAGGAATTAAACCTTGAATACGAAAAGACAAATGAATATTTAACAATTCAAACCGATTTATTAAATCAATTGGCTGAAATTGAAAACGAAAGGGCAATTAAACAGGCTGAAACAGCTATTGAAACTCAAGTTTCGCAGGATATAGCAAACATATCCAACGGTGGCGAAGTCATGGCAGGCGAAGATTCTAGCTATTTACTTTTTGAAGAATTAATATTGAAAAAATACGCCTTAATTGAAAAATTTGAAGCGGATCGTTTGCAGTTGGAAATAAATGGAATTATAGAACGATACCGTTTAATGGACGCCGCCGAAATTCAAATAGCTCAGGAACGTAGGGATAAATTACTGGCTCAAGAGGGAATAACAGCAGAACAAAAAAAAGCGATTAATGACCAATATGCGGAAGATTTAAAATTAATTGAAGAAAATAACATACAAAGAAATTCGGATAAACTTTTGGAAATTGAAATTGCGGAAGCAAAATCAAAAGATAAAATTGTTGAATTTGAGGTGAATAAAAACAACGAAATTAACTCGGAAAACGATAAAATAATTGACGCACAAATTGAAGCTACACAAAAGAAAACGGACGAAATAACAAAAATAGAGGGAGACGGTGCAAAAAAGAACTTTGAAACCCAGAAACAATTTGTAAAAATGGCGGCCGATTACTTTGTGAAAAGGTCAAACGAGAAAATAGCTCAGTACGATAAGGAAATTGCAGCAGCTGAAACAATGTATTCCAATTTACAAACAATGGCGGCAAATGGCAACATAACGGCAAAAGAAAGCCTTGCGGAACAACAAAAACTAATCGTTGAAGCTAATCGTAAAAAAGAGCAGGAACAACGCCGACAGGAAAGAATAAAATTAGCGGAAAGCGTTTTTGCAAGTTATACGGCAAACGTGGAAAAAAACGAGCCAAACCCACTGGCAAAAACGATTACGGATATTACTCTTTTAAATCAATTTATTTCGTCTTTACCTACTTTTTACGAGGGTACGGACGGCACGGTTTCGCAAGCGCTTGGAATGCCTCAGCTTTCAGGCAGGGACGGGCACGTTGTAAGGGTTGACGGGTCGGAAAAGATTTTAAACCCGAAACTTTCCGCAATGACTGGTAATCTTTCCACGAATGAAATCGCCAAAATTGCAATGGAATACAACAACGGAAAACTAATTAACAAAGGCGACGGAGCCTTACAGTTATCGCCTGGGTGGTCAAGTAGTTTAATAGTTCAGAAATTGGAAGATTTAACCAGTATTATTGAAAATAAGCCCGAAACAAACATACAATTAGGCGAGATCATTCAAGGAACTATGAACATAATTAAAACCCAAAAGAAAGGAAATAGTATTGTTTACAATAAATTCAGGGTAAAATGAAACATTTTTTAAACGGTACTGAAATTTCACCTAGAAATTTACAAGATATTGGAGTTATTTCCGATTTTACGGACAGACCGAGCGAATTGGAATTAAACGTGGACGTGGTTGTTTTACCGCGTGAGGCCTTTACTTTAATTCAGGCACATTTAGCGACGCAAGGACCATTTGAGGGAATGCCGTACACGATTCAAATGGACGGTGGAATTACTTTGGAATATTACGTGGATTTTTTGGAGCAGGCTATTTTTCGAGATCATGAAATTGAAGTAAAAATAAAAAGACGGGGCGGAAAAGACCAATTTTTCGACAATGCCGACGGGCTTACTTTTGAATTAATGCGGGCAAAAGGTATTAATTTTGATTTAATTCAAACGCCATACGTAATTGTAAAAGATAATATTGCCGAAGTTGGTATTTCCATGTCAATTGCTCTTTATGTAATGACTAGAGAATTAATTCAAGCAATTCGGGATTTAGCCACAACGGTTGAAAATTTAATTCAAGCAGTAACCCCGAACGCAACTTTGCCACCTTTACCGCCTTTGGGGTCAATTATAAAGTTAGCGGTTGCGGTTGTGGCTCAGTTAATTTATACGTCTTTACTTTTGGTGGCGGTGGTTAAATTAGCGCAACAAATGTTTGATTTAATTTTCCCAAAAATTCGGTATTTCAATTCCTGCAAAGTAAAAGAATTACTTTCCAAAGGTTGCCAATATTTAGGCTATTCGTTTCAATCCACTTTATTAGATTCAATTTCGGGACTTACAATTTTGCCCGTTCCAATTTTAAAGGAAAAGGCTTCTATTTGGGAAAAACTGCAAAACGATCTAAATTTTTCTTTTACAAAAGGATATCCAACGGCTCAGGATTCAACGCCTACTTTGGGCACGTTAATTTCGGCAATTGAAACACAATTAAACGCCAAAACAAAGGTGCTAAATGGGGTTGTTTATTTGGAAATTCGGACTTACTGGCAAAACATAACGCCGAACGTAATTGTCCCGGCACTTGCTTTGCAGGGCGAACGCCAAAACGAGTATTTTTTAAACACAGATGAAGCGTGGCGAAGATATTACATTCATTATCAAGTTGACTATTCCGACATTCATACTTTGGACTATTACGACCCGACAGATGCCGAATATAGCACGGAGCCGTTGAACCCAATAAACCCCGATTTAGTAACGATAAAAGGATTGAACGACATAAATATACCTTTTGCACTTGGGAGTCGTAAAAGCGGCTTAAATTGGCTTGAGAAATTTGTAAAAGCTTACTTTCAAACAGTGGATGCCGTTACGGGGGTTTTTGGCGGTGGAACAAATTTTGCGTCGGCGATTGAAAACAGGGCGGGGGTTTTACAAATTAGCTCACAATTTTACAGCCAGACTAAAATGCTATATTTAATAGGTGGAAAACAGCCTGTAAATTACATGGATTTTCTTTCCGCTTCCGCTTTGTGGAATAAATTTCATTATATTAATCAGATTCAGGCAAATAGTTTTAAAGTAATAAATGAAGTTCGGACGCGTATTTCTTCGCAGGATTTCGTAGATTTGCTTGGAAATAATTACGCAGAAATAAATGGCACGGTTTCGGAAATTCTTAGAATTGAATGGGTTGACGAAAAAAGCCACGCACTAATAAGCTACAAAGCGCCTGATAATTACGCAGATGGACACGTTCAAACAATTATAATAAATGAATAATGAAAACATACAGGGTTCGTTGAAAATGATTAGCGAATTAAAAGGAAGTTTAGATAAATTACTGAAACTTCAAGCTCAGGCGATTAGTCATTTACCGCCCGAATATAGCTCGGAATTGGCGTTTGCGATAAAGGACATTAATACAATAAAAACAGCCATTAAAAAGGGCGACACAGAAAAATTAACCGAATTAACAAAACGCTATGCCCATACAAATAATTCAAACTAAATTCTCGGACAATTTCGGCACAGCCTCGGAAAATACGTATAATTCCAACGTCGGGGATCAATTTTCCATGGTTATTGACATTCAGGAAACCATACGAATGAATTCGATTACAAATCCGATGTTTTTAGATTTGTCCATGGCTCCGTATTCTATTAATTCGTCAAGCTTAAGTTGGATTGACGAGGGTTTCAGATTGGGCGATACGGTTACGATTCAGATTTTCAATCCTTTATCAACAACCCCATTTAGTAGCCATACGGCAACAGTTCAATACGTTGACGATGTTACACTTGGAGTAAATTCAATTTTGGCTTGGTACGATTTATCTTTAAATCAATACGCAGTCGTAACTGTAAGTAGTAGAAGCCGTGCGGATTTAGAAGTTCAATTTAACCATGTATTAAATTCAACGGCTGGAACGCCTTTTTCCTTAATTGACGGTGAAGCTTCAAGGGTTGTTTTAAACAATTTGCAACTTTTACCCGTACTTGGAAATCAAAACGGAATTTTAATTGGAAATCAGTCTGGACAGTTTTTAATAGGTTGCAGAATTATTAGAAACGCGGATAGTTTTGCTTTTGAGCGGTCTTATCAGTTAATTCTTACTTTCGTTAATAGCGGTCTTTACGATTCTGCATGGTTTCAATCTAGCGATTGCCTTAAAACCTATGCAAAATTATTGTTTTCTTCGCTTCCTGGCGAAGTTGACAGCCGTTCGGAAATCGTAATAAGCCCAGCAGGAAATACAGGTTATTTTAATGAAGCTAGAAATATAAACTCGATAAATTCGAC